TGGGTCCTTGCCATTCTTCATGGCATCAGTAGTAGCCTTTGCCCAAACCTCTTTATTCAATGTAAAAGATTTTCCAACTTCTTTAAAGTCTACGACAAAGTTTTTCCAAGAGGCATCTCCCTTTTGCGTATTACGCCCAGAGTTCTTGTGCTGCTTGGCACCTATTCTTTTAGACTCACTCTTCTCCGTCAAAATCCTTCTTCTTTCTTTTACCTAAATAGACTTTTGTCAAGTGCTTATCTTTGCACATCCAACTTAACATTTTTTCATCTGCATAGCATCTTAGTGTTGGAACTATAGCCTTGCATGTGTGGCAAACCCATTGACCTTGATATATAGTAAAATTAGCCATTTAGTTTGGCCTTGATTGATTCTTGCAAATCAAGATCCTCCCTTACACGATTAACAAATGCTTCCTTGCCTTGCACCTTTGTGCCGTCAGGAAGTATATACCAAGCACCAGTTCGTTCTACAATACCATTTAGTTCTGCGGTAGTAACCAGATCACCAATGGTATCAAGACCAATATCATCACCTCTAAAGTAAAAATCATACTCACCAGACTGGAACCCTGGAGAGGTTTTGGAGAACTGTAGTTCCCACTTAATAGTTCTACCAATCTTTTCTTCAATTAATTTATCTCCTACCTTGATCTTGCCCTTAATCGCTTGATTGTCTGACTCTGAAGAAAAGAGTTTAACAATACATGAGGAATAAAACTTAGTAGCCTGACCACCAGAAGGCTGCTGGCTAGTATACATAGCATTGATATTGTTGCGAGACTGAGAAATAAGAACAAGCAGAGTTGGCTTAACTTTATTGTTTGCATAGTTAAGCATTTTCCATGCGTTACTAAAGTCACGGGATTCTGCTCCAATCTGTTTAGTGTTTTCTAATGCTTTCATTTCATCTGTATCTTTTTCAAAATAGATTGCTGGAAGCATTGATGTAATAGAGTCTACCACAATTAGGTCTACGCCAGCGTTCATTAACCCAACACCTACGTCTACCATGTCGCTAATAGTTCTTGCTTGTGAGTAGATTAATTTTTCTGGATCTACCCCCAAAGTTCTTGCCCAGTCTTCTGAGTATGACATCTCTGAGTCAATCCATGCACACAGTTTGCCTTCGGCCTGTGCCAAAGCAATCATCTGAAGGCACATAGATGACTTTGCAGAAGACTTAGATCCCCAGATAAGTACTTGCCTGCCATACGGTAGTCCTCCACCTAGGGCACGGTTTAAGCCAAAACTAGGAGTAGGTTGATACTCATAGTTGACACCTACCCCACTACCCAATCTCTTTCTTAACTTAGGGTCTAACTGTGCTAATGCTTCTTCTATACTAACTGACATGTACATCCTCCAATGTTACTGTTCCGTCTTTAGTCTTGCCAAAACTAAACTTGTACGACTTTCCTTCTTCAATATGCATATATGCTTTTGCAAATGATGTAGGGAATACTGTGATAGAGTGTAAGTCCCTGCTTGTGTCTGCAAGTGTAAGAGATGCCATCTTTTTTCCAGTCTTTGTAATTCTTGGCTTAAAAGAAACTACAAACATTTCATCATCCTTGTATGGTAACTGCTTGTAACTTAAGAACTTTACAAGAGCATGCGATGATTCTTTTATCTCGTCTGAAGGTATGAAAGAAACAATCCTGTTATCATTACACAAGACAAGATAAGAACGACCCGTCTCAATAGTTGTATTTTCATCGTCAAATATACCGACACTGCCAGTTTTGTCCAAAATTTCAACTCGTGACCATCCTGTTCCTCGTTTAATTGATTTTACCATACCCATAAATATGTATGATCCTTTTTCTTCAAAGTCAACAATGTCCTGAATGAATGCATAATAATGAGAAGGTATTGTGATATTAAACTCTGGAAGATTTAAATACTCATACAAATTCTCTTTAATCTCTTGATCATTTCTGGGATTGTCATTAAATGTTGCAGCGCCTATTGCTCTTAGTGCCTGTAGTGCACGACTGTTTACTCCGTTGCCCTTGGTAAATGTAAATTCTTCAAGTTCTTTATACGAATTGAATGGTCGTGCTGATATGTATCGCTCACCAATCTTGTCAGATATGAACTTGATAGAACTGAGTCCAAACCGAATGCCTTTACCCTCAATTTTAAAATCAATATCCGAATCGTTAATGTGAGGTAACTTAACGCTAATGCCCATTCTTTTTGCTTCAATAAGATATTCAGTTCTCGCATCTTTGTCCTTTTCATTCTTTAGCACTGAGTACATAAACTCAAGTGGGTAATAATACTTTAGCCATGCTGTCCAATAAGACAGAGTTGAGTATGCTACTGCGTGAGACTTGTTAAACGAGTACCCTGCGTGAGCCTCAAAGTCATGCCATAGATCACGAGCAGCGTTGGGAGCAATAAACTTTGATGCACCTTCTACAAACTTTTCTTTAAACTGATCAAATTCTTTAGCATCCTTCTTCTTTCCAATGATCTTTCTAACTTTATCTGCTTCCGACATGGACATACCGCCAAGGTGTACGCATGCTTGCATAACTTGCTCCTGGTAAAGAATACAGCCATAGGTGTCCTCCGTAAATTGTTTTAATACTTGGTGCGTATAAGAAATGTTTTGACGACCATGCTTGCGATCAACATAGTCCTTTCCGATAGTGTTCATTGCACCTGGACGAACAAGAGCATTTGATGCTGCAAGTTCGTTTAGATTCTTGACACCCATCTTAACAAGAAGGTTTGTGTACGGTGCTGCTTCACACTGGAATACACCCTTTGTATATCCATCAGATAGCATCTGATAAACATTAGCATCATCCATTTTAATTTTAAGAAGGTCAATCTTCTTTCCATCTCGTTCTTTAATAATATCGATTGTATTTTTCAGAACAGATAAAGTTTTAAGACCCAACGCATCAATCTTAATCAAGCCAATTCTTTCAGCCTCTTCCATGTCAACACCCACAACAGGAATTCTTTCATCAGACCCAGTAGAAGATCTTGTTTCAAGTGGTGCGTACCTAAAGATTGGTTCTTTTGCAGTTACAACACCTGCAGCATGGATTCCTGTACCACGAATTCGACCACGTAGTTGCTCTCCATAAATCTCCACCTCTGGATACTTTTCACGGAACTCGTATGTTGATTTAGATGTACAGAAGTCATCCCATGTGTCTACAGTTTTCAATACTTTATTCACGTCCGATAGCGGAATGTTTAATACTCGTGCAACGTCTCTCACAATTCCCTTACCTGTAAACTCAAGGAAGGTGGCAATAGATGCAACATGTCGATACTGTCTAACAAGATAATCTTTAACTTCTTCACGACGAGTATCCTGAATATCTGTATCAATATCTGGAAAGTCATTACGCTCAGGATTAATAAAGCGGAAAAAGAGAAGGTTGTGCTCAATAGGATCAATATCTGTAATCTTTAGTGCATAACAAACCAGAGAGCCAGCAGACGAACCACGACCTGGACCAACCAGAATCTCTTCTTTCTTGGCCCAGTTGATCATGTTACTCACAACAAGGAAGTATGGAGCAAACTTTTTATCCTTAATAATCTGTAACTCTTCTTCAAGTCTATCTAGATATTCTTGGTTTTCTGACAAACCTCGTTCTGCCAAACCTTCTAATGCTACCTTTGCAAGTTCTTTGTCAGGGCTTTTGTATTGTACTGGTAGAAGGTTTAGACCTTCTTGAATTCCATAGTCTCCTACTGTGTCTGCTAATAGGAGTGTGTTTGAGTATATGTCTGGTCGGTCAATACCCTGCGATTCCATGGCTGCTTTCATCTCTTCATATGATAGAAGGTGGATATCAAACTTATTAAATGTAATCTGACGGTCTTCGCCATAAAGATAGTCAAGGCGTTCCATCATGCTGCCCTTTTTCTTTGACTTTTCATATGTTGCATCTTTTACGAACTTGCCGTGTGTGTTCATGAGCAACTTAAACTCTTGAACTTCCTTTTGTGATGGATCGACATGGTGGCAGTCTGGTGTCACAATAACCTTAATACCAAACTCATCTGCAAGTTCTATTAAATACTTATTGATGTGTGCTTCGTTATGGGGCATAACCTCAATGTAGTAGTCGTCAGCAAAGCGCTCTTTGAACCAAGAGATATATTTCTTTGCGAGAGCAAACTCTTCTTCCTCAAGTGCTTTAACTAAAACGCTACTTGGGCAAGCAGAAGAAACAATGATTCCTTCTTTATACTTTTCCAATATACTAAAATCAAATCTTGGCTTCTTAAAGAAACCATCTGTCCAAGACAGTTCGCTAATTTTATTAAGGTTTTCTAAACCAATTTGATTCTTGGCTAGAAGGATAATGTGGTTATAGACAAGATCTTGTTGACCTTCTCTTTCAGACTTATCTCGTGTATCAGATATGTCTGCACACATGTATCCCTCTAGCCCAAGAATTGGCTTAATGCCCTTTGCTTTTGCAATACGGTGCAGTTCCCTATGCCCAGATAAAGTACCGTGGTCAGTGATGGCAATTGCTGGCATCCCTAACTCAACTGCACGGTTCACGTATTCTTCTGGAGTAGCAATCCCATCAAACAAACTAAAATGGGTGTGGACATGTAAGCCTACGTAGTTCATATTACCAATCAGCGTTTGTTGCTGAGGTGGTAGATGGGCCATCAAAGCCCAAGTAGAACGCTTCTTGTTCTGCGTATGGAATCTTCTTTAGTGCTGACTCCAAAGGATAAGGCTCGATATCTTTCCAATCGAATGGTTCCTTATCTGGTGCTGATGGAATAAGTGTGTAATTGGTTTCAGTTCCCTGACCATTACGCTTTAACTTCCACATTACGTTTGAGATGCTTCCTGTTTCAAGGGCATACTCACGAATTGTATTAAATGATGATTGCTTGCTGATACCCATTGACCAGATTGCAACATACGGTGCTTCAATTCCATCGTCAACTAGAACGTTGCAATAGAAGCGAAGACGGCCACGCCATCCTGCCTTTGGATCCTTACGGTGCATTTCTTCTGCCCAGTCACGGCCTTCTGACTCCATTGTATCTACAGCCTTACGCTTGTAGTCCTTTGGATTTACGTGTTCCTTAACAACAAGTGCTAGTCCACGCTTTTCGTTATAGTTTGCAGAATCCTCATCTAGTTCTTCAATGAATCGGATCTTTACTGATTGCCCATCGGCAAGTTTTAGCCACTTAACCTTTGGTCCTTCGTTTTCGTACTTTGGTCTGTCGAGCAGGGCGTTGATGTTCTTGATTCCCTTTACAATGCTCATATTTTTCTCCTTTGTGTGTTTGTATTAGTTTAGCATAGACTCTATGGTTTTGTCAAACGAAGAACTTAAAGACTTAATTTCTTCATCTGGCATATCGCCTATGTCTTTATATTTTGTATTTAGTTGTATAACAGATACACGAGATCCAAGTTTTTCAATTATCCTGTCTTTCATGTTTCCTCCTGCCTCATCATTATCTGCAATAACAAGAATGTTATTGAAATACTTTTGAAGCAATTCTATTTGTGAACTTGATACATTTGCCCCTAGGGTTGCAACGGCTGGTAGACCTACCTGGTCAAGCCTAATTGCATCAAATGATGATTCCACTACATACACTCTATCAGATTTCTTAACTCTGTGCAAGTTAAAAAGTGTCTTGCTCTTTGGAAGACCTGGAGTATTTTTAAAATCTTTTCCTTCAATAGACCTACCAACAAACCCAATTGCAATTCCATCTGGACTATGTACTGGAACTGTGACCATGTCCTGCTTATCTGAATAACCTAAAGAAAACTTTGACCAAGATTCAATCTCAATATGCCTTGATATAAAATAATTTTTTGGTCTATCTAGTGATACTAGATTGTTATAAAGCCTTTTTAGTATATCTACATCAAACTGTTTAAACTCTTTTTCTACCACAAGGCTTTTATTAATATCATCAACAAGATTGCTTAACTTTTCTTTTGACTTGATGTATCTGGCTCCTTCAAAATAAGTTCTGCCAGAAGTGTGCATAATTAACTCTATAAGGTCTGCTGTCTTTTGGCAAGAGAAACAAAAGAACAAACCGTTTAACTTGTGTACTTCTCCTGCTGGGGTTCTGTGATTATTGTGGAAGGGGCAAAAAATTATATAATTATCTGACAAGTCAGACTCAATGTCTATACCCGATCCTGTAAGGACTCTTCGGACTTGGTCTGCGGTATAAAGATTGGATTGGTTCCGTCTATACCTGCTATCCATTCGCTTTTCCTCTTCCCTGCGTAAACTGCCTGTATCGATAATTCAAATTCGTAAAAGTTCTTGTTACTATTATATCTTATTGTGAAGTCTGGGTCAAGGTCAATCCTTGGCACATACCCGCTTAGTTTCATTTCTGAGACTAACAATCTTATGTATTCTATTTTGAGTCTGCCTATCATGGAATCATCGTGAATGATCCCATCAAGATAAAACCTTTTTATGGGCTTATGATGGTAGAACGTTGGTGGCAGGTTCTCTCTTTTTTCTGACATATCATATTATAACTACTTATCTTCAAAGTCTTTGTACCTATAGTATCCCTTGTCAAAATCGCACTGAACTAGGAAGTCTCCCATAAATCCATTACGGTTCTTTCTAAAGGCACACTCAATGATATCGCTATTGGTTCCACGCCCTAGAGCAAGTACCCAGTCAGCATCGTAGGCAATCTGTCTAGACCATGCTGTTTGACCCAGCGTAGGTACCGTAGAGAGGTCGTTAACGTCATCTGGTGTTGCAGATGATATAGCAATAATAGGAACTTCTTCACCAATAGCCATTAGTTTAAGTTCTCTTGAAAGGTTCTTCATTCGTACCGTTTCATTATCTGACTTCTGATTAGGAGCCATCAACTGAAGGTAGTCAACGATTACAAAGTCTGGCCTATACTGATCAATTTTTCCACGAAGAACAGAAGGGTTGATCTCTCCACCTTGATCGTTTGATATGATATGAAATTCTGGCTTTCCTGCAAGATTCTTTGCATGCCATTCCTTTAGCATGTCAATTTCAATCTCGCCATTGCTAATCTTTCTATGTGACCAGCGACCTTCACCCATAATAGTAAATACACGGTTTCTTACTTCTGTCTCTGACATCTCAAGGGATATCACAAGGGGTGTCTTACCCTGCTTCCAGGCCTGCACAGCAAAGTACAGGGCTAACCAAGACTTTCCTATACCTGGGTATGCCAAGAAGACTCCTAACTGCCCTGGCATAATTCCAGATGGCAAGTAGTTATCAAATCCTGGCAAGCCAGTCTTGATGCCAATATGTCCTAGGGCTTGTTGCTTCTTTACATTTTCAAAGTAAGCAACTGCAGACTCTAGGTCTGTGACATCAATATCACGAATAGCAGCGGTGTTCTTTTTTAACTCTGAGGTCTTTGTAATAAGATCGTTTAGGGCAATACTGCCTTGATTATTTTGTACATTTGTTGCTGCGGATCTAAGAATATCTTTTAGACTATCATTTAAATATTCTCCTTGAAGTTCTTCAAGATGATGCTTTGTTGCTCCAACCCCTGCTATTGGTTCAAAGTCTCTAAACTTTTCTGTAACTAATTCTTGTGGTGGCAAAGAAGCGTTTGCTTCAAAGTATAAACGAACAAACTCCCAGATATCTCCGTGGGTTCTTAGAAGATTATCAACATTGGCTTGAAGAAGAACATGCATCTGCTTATCTTTAAGGACTGCCGTAATTAGTTTTGACTCTGTATTATTCACTTAGCCACTCCTTTGCCATTCGTCTACGCTCTTCCCTTTCTGAATTATCTTTTGCTTTGTCTCTTTGTGCCTGTAGTATTTTTTCTGCATTATATGCAAAGTAGTTCCATGAAGGATTCTCTGCAACATTAAAGTAATACTCAAGTATATCGTAACATCCTGGTAGCGTATATGATTCAACAAGAGCATCTGATGCCCACTGTTCTACATTTAGATTTAAGGATGGCTTTGATTCGTACCTTGCGGTATGATACTTGCTGTATCTTGAAAGCAAAGCCATTCGGTCTTTGCGTTCTGCCATTATCCTTCAGCAGCCTCCGATTGGGCTTCTAAAATCTTTGCAGTTAGTTTGTCTTCAACAAACTTGTAAACACGCTCAAAAGATTGATCGACTGTCTCACCATTGCGTGAACTATCAACAACGCCAAGATCAAGTCTTAGTGATTGGAAATTTCCTAGATTTAATGTGTATCCAAGTGTTACAGATACCTTTGTTGGCTCATTTGTTACTACATAATTGCTGTCTGACATTTTATACCCTTCGTTAAATAGACTCATTCCAGATTGGAATAAATCGCCCATCTTCTGTTCTCCTATATGTAAGTATACCATCGCCCATTCTTCGTGTCAACTCTTGTTTACTAGGCGTAATATCATTAGTAATTAACTTATCTTTTCTTGGTCTGCCAATATGATATGAAGCAAGTATATCACGGATCTCTTTTACTTGTGATTCTGAGTAATATGATCTTACCTGAAATCCTCTGGCCCCACCCTTTTGAGATCCCGTTGGAAAAGGTATAATACCTTTCTTCATTAAGGTTGGCATATATTTTTTATGACGATTAACTAAATCAGCAGTCTGACCAACAGTGTATGCTCGCTCTCTTTTATTTTTAAAATCACTAATTAAACAACTTTCAATCTGATCTTTAGTAATATTATAGACAGACATTATTCCATTAGAATGATTGTAGTGATGTATCCTAACAAGGTCCCCATTAAGAAACCAAACCTTTTTGTTACCTGGTATTACAGGTGACTCATTGTATTTTTCGCTCTCGATTGTTCCCTTTTTAGTAACCATCGTCCCTCCAAGGTGTGGCTAGGTGGATGAAAGAATACTCTAAATCCACAACTCATACAATAAACTTCTAAATGATTAATCTCAGTATATTGTCTATCTATAAACATTCTGCCTTTGCATTTTTTACATGACATCATTAGTTGGGGATTCCAACTACTATTAGGTTAAGACCAACGCTTGTGTCTCCTCCAGTATTAAACTTAACTGTTCCCTCTACTCTAGAAGTTGATACACTATTTATAGTTACCGTTACATCTTTTCCAGCATCAGTGTTTCCTACGTTAATCGGGGTTACTGTTACTATGGGAGCAAACTTAAAGTCTGTTGAAAAGTCATAGGAGAATGTTTTGGACGATCCTGCGATCTGGGTGGTACTTGTTGTTACCTGAACGTACCCACCGATTATACGAGCCTCTGATGACTTTACGCTCTGCTTACCTGATGTCGGTGTGTCTACTGTAACATACTTGTAAACTGAGGTTGATATCTGAGATGAAAGATCATTAATAGCCTTAACAATCTGATATATATAGGTTACGTCTAGAGGTTGTCCTCTTTCTGGCACAGGTAATATTGACATACTCTAATTATACCAGAGACCCTGTAACTGCGTTCCTGGTTCCTGAGTCAAAGATTTTGATAGTTTTACCTGGTGTTGGAGTTCCTGATATAACCTGTGGTTTTGTTGATGCTAATTGTACCAACACTCTAATTGTCTGAGGAGTTCCAGTTTTTAAAAATGAAATACTTGTTCCAGTTGGTGTTCCAATATGTGTCATTGTGGGGCTAGAATCATATTGAACAAAAACATCATACTTTGTTTGGTCTGCTGGATTTGACCCATTAGACCAGTTTACCAATACTAAGTTTCCAACTATAGTTATATCTCCTGGCAAAACCTGAACGAACTGTCCATTAATCATAAAAATCTGTGACCATGCAGACTTTCTATTCTTGTCTTCTGCTACTAGCCTAAACCTTATAACTCTTCCATTTTCTGAAGAAACTTTTCCTAAAAGTTCTTTTTTAACTATAACATTTTTGATTCCTGCATCTGCCACTATAGCACATCCAAACCGAATCTAAATTCAATATAGTTTGTCGTATTCGCTGACTTAATGATTGTTTTTGCATTTGGAGTTCTCATAACAGAGTATCCTGTTAGCCCATAAACAGAATTTGTTGATGTAACATTCTCAAGTCTAAATCCATCTAGACAAACATAAAAGTCTGATGTTGGAGTATTGTTTCCATCTTTCATAACAGAAACATAAATTCTGGCAGTATTTATTTCTGCCCAAGAAAAGTCTGCACTTTTCTGTAGTTCCTGAAGTTGCTTTGATACAACCAGGTATCTGTTTGTTGAAAAGTTATTGTCTGCACTAGTAACGACTGCTTCAAAAAGTGCCCACTTACCAGTTTTAAATGTGCCAGTAGAAGAAAACTCAACAATAATTCTAACAGATGTTGGTAGTGTTTGTGCATTGCCAACCTTATTAACTACAGAAAATGCCAGCCTGAGTTCATCTGTTGGTGAGTTTTTGCTAAAATCTACCGCTGTTCCACTTAGTTGTACAAACTCTGATCCAGTTGCTGCAACTAGATGGTTATCAGACTCTATAGATATTGTAGATGTATTACCTGACATTATAAGAATATTGTTTAGGAATCTACACCTTTCATGTCTGTCTACTCTATTCTCATTGGTAAAAATTTTATTATCTGCGTTTGTTTGAAACACAGGATATATTTGATTTATAATATTTGTATCAACATCATTAATTAAATATCCAGCAGTTTTAAATGTACCAACAACAGCAGAGTCTGCTACCAATGTAAAAGTTGTAGGAGATGGTACGGCCACAATTTCTTTATCCGTTAGATTAAAACTGCTTGGAGAAATTCCAGAAACAGAAACTTTGGTGTTGTTGTTAGGAGAAAAGCCGTGGGGTGCATCTGTTGTGTACGTTACATTTACTCCAGATGCTACTGCTCCTACTATGTTAACAAGTCTGTCATCTAGTGGGGAGTATATTACTGGAATCTCTTTACCCTGAGAAGAATACTTCCAGGACTCTGAATCAGAAAAGGCATAGATACTTTTACTATCAAATGCTCCTGCTGCTGGATTTGATGCTGCAGAAAATATACCTACCTCAGTAATTTCATATCTTTCTTGTGTTGGAAGTTCTGCCGTTAGCACAACCTTTGAGACTCCTGACTCGTCAACAAAACCTCTTGAAATAATAGGAACACGGAACATCTCAAAGTCAAGTGACTTCTTGTCAGAAAAATCTGGAAGAGTTCCATCCTGAGTCAATGGCTTTGGTCCACACCCAACAGCGATATGAGAAGCATAGGATGGTGTTTGGCCAACAAGGTACTTGGCTAAAATATTTTTACCTGTATTTGTTATCATTTAATTTCCTCCATTGTATATTGTAGCATCATAAATCTCTCCACTTGTTAGCAACTGAACCTCTGCTTGTACTCCATCTTTTAGGTTAACAAGGTTTATTACCAGGTCCCCCGTTATTGGGTCTATGTATATAGATTTGCAATTTGGTACCTTTGTCCACTTAGTCTTATCTGGCTCAAGTGGGTTTTCAATTATGTCATATCCATTTCCACATACTGGCAGGTGATCCATTATTGCAATAGATAAAGACTTAAAGTATGAATCAGACTGCTGCAGCCTTAAAATATTATTTGGGTTGTACTGTAAATAAAGATCTGTTAAATTTTTAATAGGTGCATAGACTACTTTTTGACCATTGACTAGGTCATGTCTGGATATTGTTGCAAGTTCTTGACCACCAATATCTTCAAATATTAGGTCTGTCATTATTTCAATAGACATAACCTCTGAATCTCTTATTATTAAGTCAGGGGTTGCAATTTTTATGGCTTTCACAGTTGACTTTAATGAAGCACTTTGAGATGCTGCGTTGTCTACCAATGGTAGTGAAGCCGTAGCATTTGGTATTGGTAATGATGCTGTAGTATTTGGAGATACAGTTTCTCCGCCACCATCATGCATGGGACCTAGATATCTCATCAGACTACCTCACTCAAAAACAATGTCATATCTGGTCCATCTACACTCTTAGAATAATCAATGTTATAGATTACAAACCTACTTGATGAAGGAGATGCCATAGATACTCCGTTTTCTTCGTAGTCAAGGGTCACGATGTCTCCCAGTTGTAAGGTTGGTATTGCAAACACCTTAACACCAACAGACCTTCTTGGCTTTGCTATTTTTTCAATAAGCCATTTCATTAAACTATTTGCCTCATCATAAGATTGAATGTATGGAGTATCTAATGAAAAATCTTTTTTACCATATGTCATTCTGCTTAACTTTATATCTTGATAGTCTTGTTTAAACTTATATGGGTTTGACAATAAAGTCTCTGCAACAAACTGAGGGTTTGAGGTTAGTGTGTTTTTATTAAAATATTCATCAACCGTTAATCTGTTGTCGGACTGTTGTGTAAAAGTTACACCTTGAACTCTTAAATAGTTGCCAGTTGTTTCGTCTAAACTAATTGCTGTATCTGTTGCATTAAAAATCATAAACTCTGCTCCATACGAGCCTGCTCTAAAACCAGAAACGACATAGCCTTTTAGTTTATTAAATGTTGGAGAAATCTTTGCAGTTAAGGCTGGAAAGGCTTTGTCGTACTTAAAATTAAATGTTGCTGCTTCTCTCATTATGCTACCAAACTCTTCAAAGTATATGTTATACTTTGGGGCTTCTGAGTTTCCTATGCCTGCTAAGTATGTGTTTTGAATTAGTCCGCTGATAGAGTATTTTCTAAAAGATTCGTTAGCATTTATATCTGAGTCGCCAAACACAGAGTTGACTGGAGCGCCCAAAGAAAATGTTGTGTTCTGAGAATAGTTGTTGCATAGGGCATAAACATTTTCAAACATGATCCTAGAAGAACCTCGTGTGAACAATGCAACATCTGAGTAGGCTGGAAGAGGATCTGTATCGTCTACTGTCTTAACTAGTTGGCCATTTAGGTATAGATAGAATCTTCTTGTGCTACCTATGTCTTCGTATTCGGCTGCTAGATCATATACCGTTGAATTTTCTTCAGAAACAATTCTTGCCTGCCCAGTAAATTTTCCGTCATCTACAGTAATTTCTCCAAGACCTTGCCAAAGAGAGACTGGAACTGCTACGCCATTGTTAGATTTTATCTTATAAAAGAAAACATTGCTAACACTTTGTCTTTCTTCATCTGACAAATTTCCAACACCTAGCGCTGCAATCTCAAAATAATAACCAACATTTGTTGTTGGGTTAAGCATAAATGCAAGACCTCCAGAGCCACCAGATATATTTATATTTTTATCTGGAGTGCTACCATTAACAACGTAGTATGTTGAGGATCCATTAGATGTCTGACCTCTATCTTCGTTGTTTTCAATCTTTCCAACAATTCTCATTCTTGTTCCAAAATGTTTGTACTTTTTGTCTTTTAAATTTTTATGCACATAAGATATAAAATCTCTTGGATTTTCTTTAGTTGTAAAGTTTGGTCCAGTAAGGGACAAAGCAGAAGATTGCAGAGTTCCAGTCTGTTGCTTTGTTGCCGTTGCAATCTCTCCAATAAAAGATGTTGACATAAAGTTTTTAATGATTCCACTTCTTGAAGATGTTCTTGCAATCGCATCTGAAGAGTATCCTTCTCTAGTTGCCTTGCCAGCAGCCTTTAGAAGGTCTATCTCTTGTTGTGTCGCCCCTGGTGGTATTGTTATTTCAATATCTACTGATTCTACATCTTGATCAAATAAAAATTCTGAAAGCATTGAGCAACCCTTAACATTGTCATCTGATTTCCAGTAATCAGATATTCCAGCAGAGTGTGCTACAACTTCAGTCCCAAATTGACCACGGCCATGTTTTTGAACAACTCCATTCTGTAGTTTAACTACACCATCTTTTTCAAAATACTTTGGCTCAGAGTATATTCTAACCAGTCCTGTTGGATATATCTTTCCGTTAAATGGCAGTTTTGCAAAATAGTTTTGATAATCTTCGGTTGATGTTATCCAAACATTACCAAACCCAGAAACATTATATTGAACAGCATCATATTTAATGATTTCTCCTTGAGAGTAGAAGTATCCGCTATACCTAGTGATCCAGTAGGCCGCCTCTCCAAGGCTAAATGTGTTATTAATAACAATGTTATTTTTTACTTCTGGTACAGAAGCAGTTAGATCTGAGTTAAGAGGAATGGCACTGAGGACATAGGCAGACTGAGTTGCTACTTCGTTATTTATTGACTTAGTATTCTGTGTGCCAGACACTTCCCATAACAGTGCTGGCTTGTACGTATAGTATCTTTCATCATCTACAAGGCTTGCCTGTCTTAGTGATCCTATAGATCTCTGGATATATCTTGTACTATAGTTAATTGCGCCATCATTGTATACCGCACTATCCTGGGTTGATACAGAAATAACATTTGCTAGTTTTGGCTTATTTGTTTTATTTCTTATTTCTCTATCTTCTACAAAATCTTTTGTGCCCTTAAGATCAAAGGTTGTTGGCCTTTCTTCTATCGTTGGCATAATATAGTTTTTACTCATCATTACAAAATTATTATATTCATCAAAGAACATTGCTGTCTGAGTTGAAACTGCCAAATCTTGAAGAACCTCTGCAACGCTAGTATCTGGTCCAACAAAGAAATATGGAATTATAATTTCCTTTTCGTTTGCAACTCTTTTAAATGTATAGTTAGAAAAGCCTACATGGTCTAGAAGTAGAGATACTGCAGAACTTACAGAAACCTCTGTCATCAATATCTCTGGAGCCCTGATTGATTCTAGGTACCAGTACAAATCCCTCAAGGTTATAGATACATGCTTTGACATTAGGTCTTGTTTTGGAAAGGCATCAGAATATAATGCTTTAATTGGAACATAATAGTCCCACCCATTAACATCAACAATGACTTCATAGAATTTAAACTGAACATGTCTTGAAATATATTTAGCAATAATACTATTTTTGTTATTAGTATTAAATGCCTGATCGTGATCAAAAAGAGTTATGCTTCCGTTAGATGCTATTAGTTGGCCAACTGGCAAACCAGAGAGGCCCAGATCGGAGGCACTCTTGTTGATAGAGTAGTCAATTGTTTTATCAGAAACATTCATAACAAGTCTTGGAGAAATCTCAATAAGGTCAAAAGTAGAATCTTTTACGTTCATTGTTTCTACTATAATTCTTATTCCGTTTATATACTCAAACTCTCTAAACTGCTCTTTCTTATCGATTGCCTTAATAAAAACATCTGGGGAGGTTGCGTCTGTTACAAAGTTTGTTAGCCTGTCTACTGTTTCATCTTGTATATACCAGCCATACTTTGGTGTTATTACTGTATATTGCGTACCGTCCCAAATATGGTAGGCACCTACTTCATCCTTATTTGGTTTAATTAGATAGGCATACCCAATTACAGATTGCTCTGGAAGCAGAGAAACACTTGTATATGTTTCTGCAAAAACAAAGTTTGCTCTCCACTCTTCTGGAACAATTAGGCCATAAGCAATTTCGACATACCCATCACTTTTAATAATAGAAGAGCCATCTCTTCTTGTGATTGATGGATCAAAAGAAACAACTGTTTCCCAACTGGTGTCTCTTAAGAACTGAATCTTCCACTTGCTTGGTGTCTTTTGATTTAACTCTCCGTAAAAAGGATCTGCATAGGCTCCTGTTGCTGATGAAAATGGGCCAAGGTTTTCGGTACCCGTATGGGTTTGCATTTTTACTACAACCCTATTTGTTGGAACTCTTTCTTTATATACAACAAATGGACAAGCATCCTCTATAGAGTTCTGAGAGTTACGAACCTTAGATGCAATTCCATACTCTTCTCCAGACTCTGTTCTATAGGATGTCCAGTACTTAAACTTATCATTTTTATCTGGCATGTAGTATCTTGGTCTATCTGCCATAACTAGGTTTGGGTGATGCAGTTTACCTTTTTCAAAGAACACTGCTTTATTTATTCCAGACCTAGGCCTAAACTGACCAAAGCAATCTTCTAAAGAGTAAAGCGTTTGTAATTTTTCTTTCTTGGTTAAAAATGTTGTCGGTATATCGTTATTATCAAATTCTCCATCTACAATAATATCTGCATCGGTTGCTCCTGTATAAAAGTTTCCAGCATCATTAACATCAAAACTGTTAGGCAGTGAAGAGTATATGGAACCAGACTGCGTTGGTCTATATCTATAGTTTCCTATATGTTTAATGTTTGTTGGAATATTCATATTCCATTCAGCAGTTATTATTGACTTATTTCTTATTGTTGAGGATGTTTCTAAGAAATTTTGTAAGTCTTTGTCCTCAAACATTATACCTCTTCCAAGGTAACTGAGACATTCCAATAATCAAAATTAGCGCCTCTTTTTTCTACAGAGTATGAAAAACTTGATATAAACATTTCTATAAGTTGGTTATACTGCTGTAGGTGATCATAGGGGGCCTCTGTCCCCTTGAAAATTCCTTTTCTATCATATGCTAAGAATACCCAGAAAGACCCCTTGTGTCCGTCATACCACTCAAGCATATCTGCTCCACCTGCTCCTCCATCTGTTGTGTAGGATGTGTGTGGTGACTTTCCAGTTGTTATATTAAAACTTGGAACATTGGAGTGAGACCTAGAAGGTATCATATTCCAACTGGTGCTAATTTTCATTTTGTCTGCAGTGTGATATGATCTCATACGACCATTTATCATTCGCTCACGTTTTTCAATACGCTCATCTGAGAAATCAAGCGGAGATCTATTATCATCTGTAAGCATTAAGAATTGGTCTATTAGTTCTGGGTCTACCCCGTCTGTTGCTGCCCCTACTTCATATCCTTGAGGAATATACAAACCATTTAAAAGGGTACCAGAATTTTCAGACCAGAGCATACCGCTAGGCCTATTGTATCTTTTACGGCTCTGCATATAAGTAAACCTTGGATCATCTACCATTTATTCCAATCCCCCTGATTCTTCTATCGTCAACCTGCTTGATTGTTGACATTACTGCCTGTGCAATTTCATTTGGATTAGCATTTGTCTTTGCATTAACAGTTAACGTATATGTATTATTATACACTGCCCCGCCAGTTGGCTGACCACTATTTATTGCCTTCATTGTATTTACACCATGAGCATCTACAGCATACTTACTCATAACAAACTCTCCTGGAGTTAGCATTGCTGGGACCGTATCAGTACCCTTTGCAAAACCGCCAAACGCAAACTTCATTGGATTAATTAGTCCACCCATGGCAGCCATCTGCATTCCAAATCCACCGCCACTACCACCGCCCGATCCTCCGCCTGGAATCTTAACAGTTGTTCCAGACCAAATCATACTTCCACCCTTATACTTTGGATCTGTAGTAAACTTTGGATTAGCATCAAGAAGTTCTTCTAGAGAAATTCCATGCTGACTTGCAATTCCAGAAAGAGTGTCTCCAGGTTTAACAACATAGGTTGTTGCTGTTTTAGGAATTACGCTATATGATGGAGAATCTGATGCATTGTCTACCGCTGCTGCTGCTGCATCTGCTGCAGCCTTTGCTGCTGCTTCTGCTGCAGCCTTCTCTGCTGCAGCCTTTGCCTCTGCTGCTGCTTTTTCAGTTGCAGCCTTCTCTGCTGCAGCCTTTGCTGCTGCCTCTGCTGCTGCTCTAGCCTCTGCTTCAGCCTTGGCCTTTGCTTCTGCTGCCTTTCTGGCTGCCTCTGCTGCTGCTGCTTGCTCTGCTGCTGACTTGCCTTCTGCTGCAGCCTTCTCTGCTGCAGCCTTTGCTGCTGCCTCTGCTGCAGCCTTATCTGCTGCAGCCTTTGCTGCTGCCTCTGCTGCTGCCTTTGCTGCTGCTTCTGCTGCAGCCTTTGCTGCTGCCTCTGCTGCAGCCTTTGCTGCTGCTTCTGCTGCTGCTCTATCTGCTGCTGCTGTATTTACTGGCTGTGTTTGTACTCCATACTTCGCTATTAAATCTTTAGCCTGGAATTTGGTTAAGTCTGTTAGCCCCTGATCAAGAGCCTTCATTGCAGACTCAATACCCTTAACAAAATCTAATGCTCTTATTCTTGCAATCTCTACATTGCTTTGAATTTGTTCCCAGGCCTCTCTGCTTAAGCCAGCGATCTTGATTCCTGCAATATCTTCCTTTAAGGCAATTTGCTTAAGTCTAAGAAACTCTTGCTGTGGCTCTATTGCGGCTTCTTCTTTTTCAAATATCTTATCCTGTATTTCTTTAATTTCTTTTTCAAGTTGCTTTCTAGTTTTAAGTTGACCAAGTTTTGGATCTTTACTTCCCTGCTTGTCAAAACCAGTTGCTGTAGATAGTTCATATTTTCTGGACTGCTCAACTGCATCCTTTTGCTTTGTTACTGCATCTGCTGCTTCTTGTGCTCTCATTTCTTGTGCAGCACGGGCTGCTGCTGCAATGTCTCCAGATGTTAGCGCCTCAGCAAGAGTTAACTGTCCCTTTTGCTGGTTAGCAATATTAGCATTTGCCTTTTCTACTGCATCTAAAGCCTCAATTCTTTTATCATATTTTTCGTTAATTGCTTGCTCTTGATCTTCAATTGCCTTTAGTGCTGCTTCTTTGTCATCACTAAGATACTGCATTGCTGCAATTTCATTTTGTGCTTTTTCAATTTCTGCATTAGCCTTCTTATTGTCAATATTCATTTCAAAGTCTATTTGAAGTTTTCTTTCTTCTGCATCAAAAGAATCCATGACATTGCTGAATAAATCATTAAACAAATCTTCATATAACCCGACAGTCTTTTTTAACTCAGTGATTCTTTCGTTCATAGCAGCCTCTGCCTCTGCTAAAAGTTTTGCTGCATCTTCTGCTGCTTTAATATCGGCTTTATCTTTTGTTTTTTTGGCTTTGGCTTCAAGTTTTGCAACATTCTTTTTTTGATTAAAAATAGAAACTTCTAATGCTTTTAGTTCATTGTCTGAAGAAATAGCAAAAGCATCTAGTCCGTTGCCCCCTGCTGCCATTTGTTTTAATCTTTGCTCTTGAAGCCTATCGTTTTTAAGTTGAGAAGTTGCAGTCTTTGTATCTTGAATTGATGCTGAGGCTTTCTGTGCTACAGTCAATGCGTTATATTTTGTAATTAGTTTGCCTAATGATTTTTCAGTTACGCCATTAGCAATTGCCTGTGCATATGCTTTATTAGATACTAGTTCATAAGCGTCTGCAACTGGAACACCTAACTTTGAAAGTTTATCCATAGCCTTGCTTTGATCACTTATGGCCTTGGTTTCTGATTCCATGCTTGAGTTCCACTCACCCATAGTTATAGAGTTAAGTGCTTCTTGAATGTTCTTTGCGTCTCTCTTTAGACCAATAATGTTTCCCTTGTTATCAAATTTAAATAGAGAGTTCTTTCTCTTCTCGTATTCCTTTGGATCCATACCAACGATTAGTTCAATAAAGTCTTGGCTACCGCCCAAACCTCGTAGATCGTTTTCTATACCGCTAAATACATCTATAGTCTTCTTACCACCAAACAGGCCATCTAGGGCCTTGCGAGAGGCAGCCCAGCCTTCTGTGACCTTGATCTGGTTCTTTCGTACATCTCTTAGTTTCTTTACTAGGTCATCTAGTGGTGATGCTTGTACTTTACTTCCCGTACCAGTGCCAGTGCTGTTTCCTGGAATGTTTGTATCTACCTGCTTATTGTCTACAACAGCCTTAAACCCTTGTTGCTCGGTGTAGTGTGCAATCATCATTGCTTCTGGCAAACCCTTATATTGACCACCACCATATCTTTTTCCAGCAATTACTTCATCTTGTTTGAGCCAGTCTTGGTAGTCTTTTGTCGCAACAATTTGAGGAGCAGGGACATTTATAAGTGATGCAACAGTATAGGTATAAGTTTTTTTCTGATCGTCCGTTAGTGTGTCAAAATATTTTTCATCAAATGCGTCTGTTTTGTCAGTTTTAAGTTCTGGAATAAGGTCATAAACAAATGGAACATCTATATTCTTTTTTGTTTCAATTTGATCAAACATTGAATTTAATTTTTCATATGCGGCTTTGCTTTCTGGGCTTTCATTCGTGTAGTAACTAACAAGAACGTCTGATGGAATAACAGTATTAAGGTTGTTTAACTTGATCATGTTCTTTGCAAAGTCTAAGGCATCTGAATCTTTTTCAAATGCTTGAACTCTTGTAACAAATTCTGTTTGAACTGTAGTGTTAACATCTCCCTTTGCATCAAGAATATTTTCTGCTGCGACTCCAATTGTTTCCGCAGTTGCTCCCGAAAACTTTGTAATAATTTCCATTATTTTTGGAGCAATTGCAGTGTTATCGGTTGCTAAGAATAAAAGATTTTTAAGGACAGATGGTGGAAGGTCTCCACTTGCCATCTTTGCTTGAATTAAAAACTCCTGGCCTTTAGTAATTAGTCCAGACGATACAAGATCGGCTGCTTGCTGATCTACTACTGGGGTGTAAGCAAGTTGGTTTGGATCATTTTTATACCTTGCTGCTGTAGCCTTTTTCATTCCGTTCATCATTGATTCTTGAAGTCCACCAGCAGAATCATACTGTGCAACAATGTCTCCCTGCAACTTTCCTTGTGCGTCGGTCAGTTTGTCTCTTTCGTTTATATACTTTGTTTGCAGCGCTTCTGCTTCATTGATTTTACCTTGTGTCCTAAGAAGTTCTATTTTCTTTTGATACTGAAGATCAAATGAGTCTAGAAGTTCTTTGTTTTGTTCCATTGCAATTTTTGCGTCTACTGCATACGCTGCTCCTAGTGCTCCTGCTCGTTTTGCAAACTTCTTTGATGCTAGGAATCCAAGAACTGCACCTGCTGCTGTTCCAATTCCAGCACCAATTACTGCTCCAATTGGCCCTCCTATCATACCTCCGATGCCAGCACCTGCTGCTGCGCCTCCTAATGCTGATGCGCCTATTCCCGCTATTTGAACATTTTTTCTTCCAGCAAGTTTTGTAATAGGGTCTGTGTTTTTAATATTTTTAATACTATTGTCTAGATTTTTTTTATTTTCATTAATCATATTAATTCTAATATTTAGAGGATCATTAACAAGATTTTCTCCATTTGGACCAAGAAGACTTTCTAGTTGAGCAATGACCTTTATACCAATAGACATATCTCCTGCTTGTCTAGCAGCATTCATTGCAAGGCTTTTTGCTTGTGACATATCTATAGCACCAGACATTAAGGATGCAGACAGTTGTCCAGTTAAATCTTTGGCTGCTTCATTACCCTTACCTGCAGCGCTTTGTTTTGCAAGTCTTCCTGTTAATGCTTTACCTTCTTCTGTTTGAACAAATGCTTCTCCATATGAAGTCTTTCCAGTTGCAGGGCCAAGCATTGAGAAAGAGTTCTTTCTTTTTAAATCCATCTGCTCTGATGCCGTTACTTTACCACTAAATTCCGCTATGGCCTGAATTGCAGATGAAGACCCCTTAAACTTTTCACCCTCTTGTAGTACTTGATCTGCTGCTTTATCAAATGCCATTCTTAAAGCAACAAATGATCCAACTGCTACCATTAATCCAGCAATAACTGCTGAGGTAGGACTCTTTAGCATTGGAAGAATCATGGATAATCCCATCAAAGGCATCATAACCTTTTGTGATATTTCTCCAACTTTTCCAGGAGCCATGGAGCCAATCATGGCTGCTCCAGATGCAACGCCAAGTGCGCCACCCATGCTTATGCGTGATTGCTTGCCTGCTGCTAGATTTGCTGCTCTTTTGTCTTGCCTATTTTGAACAAATGCTTTTATTCTTCCAGAAGGTGTTCTTCTTTTTGCTTCTGCTGCTGCTCTTTCAGAAATTACTTGCTGCTGGTATGCTACCTTTTCTGCTAGCCTGCTTCTTTTTTCTGCTAATTCTGCTTGTTTTCTTTTACCTCTCATCACTGGATCGATTAAACCAGTTGTTCCGTACATAGAGGTTTTGTTTGCATTAATTCTTGCCTGTGTTTTTGCCCTTACCCTTTCTTGTTTTTCTAATTGACGACGAACAGACTTTGCTTCGGCATCAATTGGACCAGTTCCATATAGCAAAGTTCTTGATGCTGCTGCTGCAGATTGAGAAATATTTGTTCCAATGTTGGCACCAACTGCTTTTGCCTCTGCAATAGACCCTCTTGCCCCATCTATCAATGCCGTAGATGATGTTACTCTTGCTTCGGGAGCATTTGCCTTTCCAGGCATTACAAATCTTCCTACCTTTTTAGGAATTCCTTGAACAATACTTTTTCCTTCAGGCTCTTGCGTCATCAACTTATCTTTTTTGCCTGCAGATGATTTTACATTAGCGGGAAGTTTTTCTGTCTTTGGCTTTGTTATCTTTCCAGTTTTATCATCTTGTAGAACTTCATCTGGCTTAATTGCAATAGATGTATGAAGTTTATGAATTGATTTCCAGTCTACCTTTTCCTTTAATCTATCAAGCATTGATGTATAGAGTGGTCTTTCTGCATCACTTAACTGTAACTTTGGAATTAATTTTTCAAGGTTTGCAATAGACTTTTTAACTTCTTTTTTCATCGCTGATTCAAATTGTTCTGCTGACATACTTTTTGCAATGTCTGCAGTTTGATTTCCAAACCAGAATGGAGATCGTGCTGCTGCATCTCCCTTAACTCCACTTAGATTAGTTTTTGTCATCTCTTCAAGAGATGGCATCTTCTCTGCATAGTCTCTTGCGCCAGATGCTTTTGAAAATACTCCAGCAGGACCAACATCTGTTAAAACATTTCCTCCTAGGTTGCCCCTCTTTAAGTCTTTATCTCCACGAAGTCCTGCTGCAAGCAACTGCTTTATATATTGCTTCTTACTAAACTTTTTTGGAATTGTCTCTGGATCAAACTTAGGATTAAATTCAGACTCAAGTGCGTACATTGTCTTACCAGTGATTGGGTCTTGAATTAATCTTAATTCTTGCTTTGGTGTTTCAAGACCGTGAACCTCTCTTGCAATCCTTGTTGCTCTTAGTTCAGCCATGGCAGATTTTTCATCTATCATTGGCTTTACATAAACTTTTCTTCCATCTTCTGTTATGTGTACACCAGAAAGGTGCTTGGCTCCAACATTGCTAAACCCTGTTCCTACAGATAGTTGCTCTCTATATTTAGTTATTGGCTTTCCTGCTGCTTTTGCATCTTCTAGTTTTTGTAATGCTAAAAGCGCTGCCTGACTTCTCTTACCTGAAACCGAAGCAACTTTTATTGTCCCAGACGAGCCGTCAGATCTTCCGCCTTTAAATGCTCCGTCTTCTAGGACTGCATTGTTCATTGTCTTTTTAAGTTCATTAGTTCTTGCACTTACTTCTGGTCTTTCGTATGCAATTATATTTCCTTTTGCATCCCTGCTTACTTTTACAATCTGCCCTGGATAGTGATCAAAAAGTCTTTTTGCTGAAGCCTTTGTATTAGGCTTGCTCTTTGACTTCTCTACTGCTTCATAAAGTTCTTTAGCAGTTGCTGTGCTGTTGTACACCATCTTTGGCTTTTGAAAACTTGTAAGTCCCTGTGGCGCTAGAAGTGCTGAGACTCCTCCAGCATGCCTTGGGTCTCTTGCTAATCCTCCAAGAATTCCAGACTTAATATTTCCCATTCTTGAGTAAACGTCTTTGTCTCCAATCAAAGGGATGCTGTGGCTACCGTCGCCAAGTGGTACTCTAGGAATTGCTTCTAATGCTTTGATTAGGTTTGTTCTAATCTGATCTGCTGTTTGGGCTGCTTTAGTTGGGCTCATGTTGCTTGGTGGCCCCATTAACTTAGATGTCATTGTTTGTACTGATCTTGGCTTCTTTATTTCTTCTAAATACTCTACCAAGTTTGCTCTATTGTGTGTTAGATCTTTGTGAAGAGATTCTGGTATATCAAACCCCACAGCAGTATATGTTGTTCCCTTTTCAAATCCTCTTACCTTGAGTGTCTGAGCCTTCTCTTTAAACTCATCTGGAACATTATTAAGGTCAACCTTTGAATTACCTGTTGCATGTGCAAACACTGTGTCTGGTTTTGATTTTACTTTTGACTTTGCTTTTCCAGATTGTGTAACTTCATCAGTACCCTCATTAAAACCCTGAAGTCTTTTATTAACCATTGCACTAATGATTGGCTTAAACCTAGGGTCTTGTGCTACTTCTGCTGGGATAACTGCTTCTCCAGGAGTAAGCATTGATGGAACTGTATCCTGATTTCCACTTCCTGGTACCCTGGTTGTTCCAGTTGAATACTTTCTTCTTGCCTGACTTCCCTTGCCACCCTTGGCTGGACCAGTGAACCCCATCTGTGCTGCAATTGCTCTCTTATATGCATTTGCTAGTGCATTGACTGCTGTTGCTTCAGATGTAAAGGTTTGCCTTAATCTTTGATGGACCTGGTCAAGTGATGCTGCTACTGCAGATGCCTCAAGTTGTTCCTTAGTTAAATAATTAGTTTGCTCTCCTAGAACCTTACTTGCTCCGCCTGTTCTGTTGTACATAGACTTCATGCTTGCAAACATTTTAATAATATTGGCAACTGCGTTTGCTATCAAACCAAATGTCATGAGAAGTACTGGTCCTATACCTGCAACTGCTACAGTAAAGATAGTTAAAAATTTCTTACTACCATCTCCAAGGTTATTGAACTTATCAAGAATCTTACCAACAAACTCTACAATAGGTGTCAGTGCTTTTAGGAACTGCTCTCCAACTGGAGCAATTGCCACCTTGAGGTCTTCCATTGACTTCTTAAACTTATATGTTGTTGTATTTTGAATCTTGTCTAATTCTCGCTGTGAGAGAATTGAAAGTTCTTCTGTTGTTGCTTGTGTTAATGCTAACACTCTTTGTGCTTGCGTACCCTGGGCTGTTACGTTTTGAAATAATGTAGATAGTCTTGAGAACTGGAACTTGCCGAATAGTTGCTCAATAGCACGAGCACGGTTAAGTGGGTCAAGTGTGTCAAGTGCTTGTGCAAATCCAACAACCGTTGCTTTAATATCTCCCTTGTTAGCCTCAACAATTCCTGTGATATTTACTCCAAGGTCTCCAAGGAATGCACTGGCTTTTTTAGATGGATTAATTAATGATGCAAGACCAGACTTGAGTGCGTTAGCGCCTTCTGATGCATTAATTCCACCTTCCTTCATTGCTGTAAGGAAGAACGCTAAATCTTCTACATCTCCTCCAAGTTGCTGAACAACTGGCCCAGCCTTTGGAATTGCTATTGTTAAATCTTCAATAGATACAACAGTCTGGTTTTCAACAGCGTTAAGGAAATCAATCTTTTTTGCAAGATCTTCTGCTGCAACACCAAATGCATTTGTAACTGAGATAGTTGTTTCTAGTGCTTGTGTTTGTTCTACCCCACCAAGCACTGCAAGTCTTGTTGCCTGAACAACCTGTGCCGTTAACTCTGCACCTTGCTTACCCATTGCTGCTGCATCGGCAGCCATTTTCATTGTTTCTTCTACTGCTACACCATACTTTGTATATTCTTTTGCAAGAGTCTGTATCTGCTTAACCATTGCATCAGTTTCTTCTTGGCTTGTAAACATTTCTCCATAAACACGCTTAAATCTAATTGCCTGCTCTTCAAGTTTCATAAAGGTCTTTGCAGCGGTTGTTCCAAGCATTGCTAGTGGAACCGTAAAGCCAACCATCAACTGACGGCCTGCCCACTGAGTATTCTTACCAAAGTTTAGAAGATTAGTAGAACCCTGCTTTAATAGTTGATTAAGTAGTTGTTGTCTTTGTGCTGCGATTGCTGTCTGTGTACCCAAGTTTTTCATGTCAAGGGTTAGCGGTCTTACTGCAATTGCTTGTAGAGCACCGTTTGCTCCACGACCCAACTTTATATATTGGGTTTGAATATCTTTTACACGCTCTCGTGCTACTTTGTTTATTGTCTCAAATTCAGACCTAAAAAGTTTACCGAAGGTTTTTGTTGCTGCTCCAGTATATCTAAAATACTCTCGTGAGGTTAACTTATTTCTTTCTAAAGCATCAGTAAAATGCTCTGTACTTGTTGTAACTGTTCGCATTGATGCTTGGAATTGTCCAGTAGCATTTATGCTGTTCATCAAGTTCTGTGCTTGATTTGCTGCCACTGCTGCTGCTGCAGTGCCAGACTTTGCCATCTGTGTATGGAAGGCTGATATTTGACGTTGTAGAAGTTTTAGACTTGCTAAAGCATCAGACGTATCAATATTTACATGAATATTGGATTCTACATCAGCCATCCATTAACACCTCTTTATTTAGTTATTTGCAAGATTGCCAAGTAGTGATGCGTCAGAAAGTTTAATTCCTGATGCCTCTTCGACAATCTTGTATACTGTTGGAAGGTCTAGATTTTCTTCTAGTGCTTCCTTGTCTTCTGCCAATTCTGGCTTGTATTGCTTCATTGCTATTTGAACGCAGTCCATGAGTAAATCCATAGACTTTTCATTATCTTCTGCGACCTTTGCAATATCTTCAAACTTCTTCATGAACGGACGTAGCAAAGAGATCTTAAGTGGTCTTACCTTGATCTTAGTGCCATCAATTAGTGTTACTGTCTTTTCTTCAGTGGCGGTTGCCATTTATTCCTCCTTATAAGGTTTAGTTAATTATACCATAGCGCAGGCTTATTTTTGACTAATCGTAAGTCTCATAATCAAGTCCCATGCCTATTCCAAAACCAGCCCTCTCAGCATTTGCGCCTTGTAAAGCCAGAATATCATTTCCATCTCCAGCAGCACCTTTACTAAATACTCTGGCCTTCATATCTTCCCATTCATTACCCCTGCCGTTGTTTTTATCTAAATCTACACCCTGCATGGCAGCAGAAAACTTTTTGTCACTATAGTCTAGTTCTCTTTTTATTTTTAAAGTTGCTGTTAACTCTTGCATAGACATTGATGATTCTAATTCGTCATAGTCTTTCCATATGCCAATTAAAAAAACTTCTGACTCTAGTTTTGCCAAATCTAATGTATCCCAAGAAGATCCACTATCAACGGCTTGTTCTTTAACAGGCTCTTCTGACTTTTCATTAATTTTTATTCCTGCAGCAATATCAATAACATCGTAGATAGTTGGCAAGTCTAGGCTGTCTTCTAAATCATCAATAGTTTTAATTGATGGGCAGTACTGCTGCATTGCAATAAGAGCGCAGTGGGCCAGGATAGATATTGATTCGTCGTCAGTCTTTGCTTCCTTGATTGTTTCAAAGGTATCTAAAAACTCTCTTAGATATTTTATTTTTAGTGGGGCAGCAATAACAACCCTATCGTCTACTAGGTATATTTTTTTTGTGTCATATATTTTTGTTGCCATTATATAAGTATACCAAACAGAAAGGCCCAACCCCGAAGGATTGAGCCTCTCATATTAAGTTGTATTATGCTGATGGTGCTGCGAGTGTGCGGTCTACGATCTTACCGTATGACGCATTGTCATTTGGAAGAAGACGGAATGAAACTTCAAACATTGAAGCCTCGTCACGCTTTGCAGATACTGTTACATTCTCAATTGAGAGTGCACGGTATGCTACGTAGATTCTTTCCTTGTTGATCGATGCTGAACCAGATCCTGGTCCTACTGCTACGATACCACGCTCTAGTGGAACGTCGCCAATATCTCCTGCAGACATTCTTAGTGTCGATAGGTTAGATCCTGTTGCGATTTCCTCATTTGATGCAATTGCTACTAGAAGATTTTCTAGTGTTGCCTCTGCAAAAGATGTATTTAGATTAACTGTCATACCTTGCTTGAATAAACGAGCAACGTCGAGAAGTTGATCTACTGCTACATCACCAAAGTCTGGCTGGAATGCGAGTTCCAAACCATTCGATGTGTATCCTATATTTGTGTAGTCAGTGTCATTTGACAAAGTTTCCTTATAAGATGTTGTGGATGCTGTCATTGCTGGAAGATCTGTTGACGCTTGAGCGTCAGTAATTAATCCAGTATTTGATACGTATCCGATTGGGCCATCATGCGTAAATAGTGCTGCTGCACCTACGATAATGTTACTACTTGAACCACGGCTGTATGCCATATATTTCACCTCTTTCGTTTTATTAAAAGGGCTTGTTTCCTCACCTTAATTATAACACCCTTTATTAAGGGTTTAGTTCTAGAGGATGCCAGTCGTAGTCTATGATTATCTTATTCCCAGCATAAGTACGGGCTGTGCCAAAGTCAACAATGTCTCTTGTCTCTTCTAGTTGATAGATCTTAAAATTATGGAAATACACAGGCTTAGAATCTAAGGTTTCATAATCTAGGTTTGCCACTGCCCACTCGTTTAGGTCTTGTGCTGAGTCATCTGCATTATCAAGCAAATCACTTACTTGCTGTTGAACCTTTATCATGTTTGCTTGTGCTGCCTCACCTACAGAATAAAAATAGTATAGCAACTGTTCACACTTGATGTATGGGAATGGAGTCCTTCTCATTTTAAACATTCTGTCATATACTCCAAACACACCATTACTTTGTGGAAATGTTTCTGTCAATGAATCAATTTCTGTTGGTAGTGTTGGAAAAAAATACGTTGTTCCAACGCTTGTATTTGTATCTGGGTCAAAGTTTGGGCTTATCTTGGCTGCCAAGTAAGCATTAATAATTGTAGGTGGATGATGAATTGTAGCCATTATGCACCCAACCCTGCGTTAGCAATCCAGCGATATCCAGTTGCTATGCCCTTAGATCTACCCAAATTTTTTCCTGCTGGCAGATCTTTTTTGTATACCTGTGGATTTTCAAGATATCTTGCTATCCCGCTTGTTCTTAAGAATGCTTGTGAAAAATATCTATTAAAGAACATATCAAAGGTTTTTTCAAAACCACCCTCAACTTGTGTTCCTCCAGGATTTAAAACTTCAACTGGGCCACGAGTAAAGACTGTTTCTCCATTGTCATCAAATGCCAAAACTTGTGCAGCCCTTGGTCTAATTGTAACTGGAATACCATTTTCCATAATTCTGGCCTTGTCATAAAAAGGTGTTCGTGATCCATCCTTGATTGATCTTGACTGACTAAAAGATGATTTAAAAGATAGTCCTAAATTACTGACTGTGTAAGATATGTCGTAAAGCCTTGCTTCTGGACTTCCAGTTAGATTCCACTCATATATGTGATGAAGCATCTCTGGGTTTACTCTTGCGTTAGAGTCTATAAATTCTTTCATTACTTCAACAGTTTCCATTCCCAGAGTTTTTAAAAATACTGTCTTGCCTTTGTGTACCCCATCTAAAAATCCAATAGAGTAGTTAACTATATTATTCATATCTTTTTTAAACTGCTTTGAGTTAAATGTTGTTATCATACATCACCTGACTGATTCTCTGATCTTCTTATTACTAACTTGTAGGATTCTACAGTTCCAAACGGTCCAGTAAAAGGCTCAAAGGTTGCTATTTCAAAAAGTGTGCCTTTACCAGATCTAGGACCAGATGTCTCCATGTAGATAAGGTTACCTTCTTGATCTTTAATGTCAGATATCAAGATATTGGTTAAAGCATTCTTACTATCAAGAGAAGAGATTCTGATATCAGACTTTGATCTTCCGACAAGAATTGAATTTTGTGTAATGTTGACATTTGGCTTTACTTCTTCTTTAAATGCAGAACCTCCAGTACTAAAACTACATGCAAAAACTCTATCTAAAACCCAGTGCTTTTTGATTGAACCAAAGTCTCCTTGTTCTACTATTGGATGATATACAGATGCCTGCATTGGAAACATGAAGTCGGGGCTTTCGCAAACTGTCATTACAATACCCCAAGTTTTGTAATAGACTTAGTATACTTTGAAAGTATCTTGTCTACAATTATGTTTCCCGTTCCTTCGAAAAGACCCTTATCAAACTGAATTCTATATTGATCTGTGTTATAAGAAGAAATAAATCTTTTGTAATAATCTAACTTTCCACACTCTAGATCGTGAATGAGCATCTCTGTTGCTCTAACAATATCTGATGGAACTGATGTGTACCCATACTCAACAGTTATTAAGTAATCCCAGGTCTTACCAAACCCTCTATAAATAAACTGTGGGTCCAGAGAATCTGATGCTGCTGCTGGTAAAACTAGTGGAGAAGATTCTGCACGATTAATGTTGTCTGATGATTTCTCAATGATTGCTGTTTTATCTGATGAGACTTCGTATTCTCTATCTTCTACTAACTTATTGTTTTCATATACCGCCAAAACTTTCTTTACATCATCCCAGATTGGTAGGTAGTCTGCTCCAGTACCTGTAAAATGTAAAACTTTTTTCTTATAGTAAAATCCTTCTGTAACTATTGAGTCAATGATTGCTCTTGCAATTTCTTCATTTGCTGTGTAGGTAGCAATGTCTGATGCTGTAGACGCTTTTGTTGATGGGTCTACATAGGGTCTTACAATTTCATAAGTTTCATCCTGAAGAATTACTTCTCCAACTGCTCCAAGATTTTTAACAATTTCAACTCTATAGGAAGAGTCGTAGTTTCCTGGCAAAGATATATCAATAATGTTTCCTGATGATTTATTTAAAAAGGTTAGTGTCGATACTGAAAGATCCGCCATATCTGTTACGTTGGCGGTTATAGTTGATGATGTTATTCCCGCAGGAACTAAAAAATCAACAGAGATTTCTGCATATGGCGAAACTCTCAATATCTCCATCTTTAATTATCCAAAAGCCTTCTGGACTTCTTCTGGTGAAGCAATGCGAACATGCCCCCGAGTTAGCCATTTATTTGCTTGTGCTTTTGTAACAATGTTGTATCCCTTAGTAAGTGAGCCAACCTCTTCCCAACGAACGCTTTTTGTTGAGTGAAGTGCCACCTTTTCTAAAAGGTCTACATCTGTGTTAATTGTCTTGCTTGGGCCGTCTGCTGCCATTGATCCAATAGCACCTGTCTCTGTAAAGCCTAGTGCTTGAACTGGCTCTACTACTGCTGGTGCTTCTACTGCTGGTGCTTCTACTACTGGCTCAACTACAGGCTCTGCTACAGGAACATGTTCTACTGGTGCCTCTACTACTGGCGCTTCCACATGTGCTTGCTCTTCAGCATTGTCTACTGAAAACGGCTTATTGTAATTATTATTTTCCATTGTATCCTCCTTGTTTGTATTATATCATTAAAGTATTAAGGGGGACAGGAGAGTGAACTCCCGCCCCCCATTAAAGGTACTGTTTACAGATTATGAATCTGAAGCAGCGTCAGCGAATGCGATTGCATCCTCTTCTTCCCAGTTGATTCCGAAGCGAACGAATACAGTGTATTCAATTGTATCCTTCTTCGCTACGTACTCACGGTTTACAGTGATGTCTCTTTGGAATCCCCATACACGGTTTGCAGGGAATGTCAAATCGATATAGCCTGCTGGGTAGTAAGGAACTTCCTGAACTTCAATTCCGAGAACACGAGTTGTACGTGCTCCACCGAATGTCTGTCCGATACCATCAAGGTATGATTGGCGGTTTGCCTGGGT